ATCCTGATCACCGTTTTTTATTGAAAGAAGCTATGGCAACCGCTAAACCCCCCGCAAAAACGACTAGGAAGGCCGTGGTGGCCGTCAAAGAGCCTGAGCAGTACCGTATGCCCACCGAGGTCGCAAATTGGATTGAGCAGGCTGAGAGCAGGATCAAGTACCTGACCACCAAGGTGGCCGAGCTGAAGGCCGAGAACGACCTGTTGCGTAAAAGCAACAAAGTAATGGAAGCCCGAGTCATGGGACAAAGCCAAGAATAAATTTGCAAAAATTGTTCTTGCGAGCTTTAACTTGATGTTAGAATAGAGGCTCTTCAACACACATACTCGAAGGATCCAAATGCACATCGAATACACAAACAAGCCGAGCAAGCCGACCTTGCTGGCCGCCATCCGCAAGGCCCTGAACACTGGCGAGACGTTCATTCAACTGACGTGGGGTGAGAATCAGATCACCATCGAGAAGGGTCAGTGGGGCATGTTTGGCACCGGCTGGATCGGCAAGAACGGCGGTCAGGACTTGGCTAACGCGTTTCGGATGACAGCATGAAAACAATCACCATTCCAATGTACGTGTACTTTCAAAAGTACCACTGGGAATCCGAAGGCAGCTACACAGCATACAGCTTCAGAACCCCAGACACCGAGAGCTTGACGTTTGTCAGTCAAAAGGACGTCGAGTTCGAGGTGCCCAAGAACTACGACCCGACAGCGCAGAAGATCGCAGCCCTTGAGGCCGAGAAAGAAAAAGCGCAGCACGATTTTGCCAAGTCAGTCGCCGCGATCAATGACCGCATCGCCAAGCTGCAAGCACTGGAGTACACGGCATGATCATGTCCTACGGCAAATGGCACGCGATCTTCGAGGTGAAGGTCAAGCACTACACCGAGGCAACCTGCGATCACGCGATCAAGGACTGTCACCAGACCTTGGCGCTGCACAAGGACATGCCCACTGACGACCCGTACTACATCAAGCTGTGGGCAGAGATTGACGCATTGCGTGAAAGAAAAATGAAATTAGGCAAGCAGCACACTTTAACTTCATGTTAGAATTGAGGCTTCCAAACACACACACGAAGGATCCGACATGAACAGCAAAGCCAAATACGAAGCCCTGACAGCGAAAGTCACAGCCGCTCACGGCTGGGACTTCACCGATATGTGCGTCGATGGCGAAAACTGCGGCGTCAAGGACGATGACTCCGAAGAGCTTTGGGCCGCAATGTTGGTAGCCCTTCACAATTCTGCTGGTGAGCGTTTGAACGAGGCGGGCATCGATCCAGCTACCGTCGGCATCCGTTACTAATCCACACACACATCGGAATCAAAATGAACTTACAACAGATGACTCGGGGCATGCTCGGCGCTGACATCCAGCGGCTCATGGCCCCCAACCTTCGCCGCTACATCGTCACCGTGAACTACCGCGAGGAGGTCGAGGTCATGGCGTCGAGCGAGGACAACGCCATCGACCGCGTGCTGATGGACACGTCCTACGATGTCCGCGTGCTGAACTGCAATGACTTGGAGGTGCTGGTATGAAAACATCTGAACTAACAGACCCGGCCCTTGATTGGGCAGTGTGCGAAGCCTCGGGCTTCTTCGCTGGATACACGCAATTTCGCAGTGGCAGGGCATTCCTTAAAGTTTATGGGGTAGCACGGAACAGTCACCTGCATCCATCAACCAACTGGGCGCAAGGTGGCCCGATCATTGAGCGTGAGCTTATCGCCATGTCTCCATATTTATACACAGATGACGCTTGGCAGGCAACGCTGGCGACACCAGACAAGCACTACTGTGCCTACGGGCCGACACCCCTGACCGCAGCTATGCGCTGTTTCGTTTCGTCCAAGCTGGGTGACGAAGTTGAGATTCCAAAGGAGTTGACGTGACCGAGCGCAGGATCACCACCGACCCCACGGGTTCGATCAGCACCGGCTACGCGTGGAGCGCTGTCGAAGTTGGCTACGACCAAGGCGACCCCATCGGCTACGGATCCACCGAGCAAGAAGCCATTGACGAATTACTTGATCAACTGGACGAACCGACATGACCGAACACAAACACACGACTTTGCTGATCGAAACCGAGGCGCTAGCCGCCTACCTCAAGACCGTGCGAACGAATATGAGCGATGATCAATTGCTGATGCTCATGGCGACCACGTTGGCTTCACTGGCCGCGCACATGAAAATGTCTCGTCACGAAGCCCTGAGCTATTACGCGACAACACTGGGCACGGTGTACAAGCTGGTCGAGGAACGAAGTAAACTACCCTCAACGCGCTGAGAGATGCGCTTCAGGAGTTTTTATGGCGACAGCGAAGAAAATAGGCAGACCACTGGGCGATACGCTTTACCCCAACATGGACAAGATCAAAGAGCAGTTGGTCGCGTGGCTATCTGCGGGTAAAACTTTGCAGGACTTTTGTCGCCAAGAACAAATGCCTGCATTTCGTACGATATACAACTGGCAGGACGCCGACGACATCTTTGCTGCAAACATCGCACGCGCGCGTATAGTAGGTCACGACGCAATCGCGGAGGATTGCTTACATCTTGCTGACAAAGAGCCACTTGAAGTATTTGACGAAGGTGGCAACAAGCGTTACGACCCGGGCAGCATTGCTTGGCGCAAGATGCAGATTGAAACGCGCCTGAAGCTGCTTGCTAAGTGGAACCCGAAGTACAGCGACAAGACCATCATCGCCGGCGACGACACCGCACCTATCGCGGTGGAGGTCAGCTTCGACATCTTCGGCGAGCTGCTCAAGAACATGACGCTGAAGCGACAAACCGGTGAGTGATGTAGCAACGCTGCTTGAGGATCCCAAGATCCGCGAGCAATATGCCCTGCTCCCCGAGACACTGCGCGAAGCCTTCAACTGGCGTGCGCGGTGGCTCATGGCTGCCCACGATCACCAGATCGAGCCATCAGGAGACTGGTGGAGCATTTGGCTCATGTGCGCAGGCCGAGGGGCTGGCAAGACCCGCGCGGCCGCTGAGAACCTCGCGTGGTGGGCGTGGGAGCAACCAAACACCCGCTGGCTCGTCTCAGCACCGACATCGGCCGACTTGCGCGGCACATGCTTTGAGGGCGACTCCGGCTTGCTGGCAATCATCCCCCCTAAGCTGGTGCAAAAATACAACAGCAGCCTGCACGAACTTACGCTAGTGAATGGCAGCCTGATCAAGGGCATCCCCGCGTCGGAGCCTGAGCGCTTCCGGGGCCCGCAGTTTCATGGCGGATGGCTCGACGAGCTGGCCGCATGGGAGTACCTGCAAGAGGCGTGGGACATGATCCAGTTCGGCATCCGGCTGGGCACACACACCAAGCTGATCGCGTCCACGACGCCCAAGCCTAAGCCCGTGGTGATGAACCTGATCGACCGTGAGGGCGACGACGTGGCAATCAGCCGCGCGTCGACCTACTCCAACATCAAGAACTTGGCCCCGTCGTTCCAGAAGCAGATCATGCAGTACGAGGGCACCAAGCTCGGCCGGCAGGAGATCTACGCTGAGATCATCGACCCAGAAGAGGGCGGCATCGTCAAGCGCGAGTGGTTCAAGATGTGGCCCAACGGCAAGCCGTTCCCCAAGTTCGAGTACATCCTCCAGTCGCTGGACTGCGCAGCGTCAGAGAAGACTATCAACGACCCGACGGCGCACATCACGTTCGGCGTGTTCAAGCCCGAGGACGGCGGCATGTGCGCGATGGTCATCGACTGCTGGCAAGAGCACGTGCAGTACCCCGACCTGCGGCCCAAGGTGCTGGACGAGTACGAGACGGTGTACGGCGAGGGCAAGAACAAGAAGCGCGTGGACATCCTGCTGATCGAAGACAAGTCGGCCGGCATCTCGCTGATTCAAGACTTGAGGCGCGCTGGCGTGCCCGTGATCCCGTACAACCCGGGGCGCGCTGACAAGATCCAGCGGCTGTCCATCGTCGCCAACGTGATCAAAGCCGGCCGCGTGTGGATCCCCGAGTCGGGCAACCGCAAGGGCTACGTGCGCGACTGGGCCGAGGGCATGGTCAGTCAGGTGTGCAGCTTCCCTGAAGGCACGGCCCACGACGACTTCGTGGACGCCATGAGTCAGGCGCTGCGCTACTTGCGCGACTCCGGCTGGCTCACGATCGACTTCCCCCGCGACTGGGTGGAGGACGAGGACTACGCCGACGCCAACCCACAGCGCAAGGCCAACCCCTATGATCAGTAAGGCATACGCGGCATAATCAAGCCAAACTAGGCTTGACACCCATGAACACAACACCCGAGGCTACCTATGACACAAAGCAAGAAGGCCCATTCTGGCGCGTCCGTCCGCGAGCTACTGCGCAAGGCGGAGAAGATGCGCAAGGCGTACGAGGCACGAGTGGGCGAGATCCCATCGCGGCACGCAGACCTGCACGAGACACAGTTCAGGCACCACTTGAGAATGCGGACATCCGCGACCTGATCCGCAGCAAGACGGGCTTCGCGCACGCAGCAGCCGACAAGTACACCCGCGAGAACTTCAACCGGCCGTACGCACCGACCGAGAACAGCGAAAGCTCACTGCAAAAGCAAGCCCCCATCGGTCGCGCGTTTGCACTGGCGGCCACCGGGCACCCTGAGTACAAGCAGGCGGTGTTCGAGGCGTACAAGCAGCAGATGCCCGAGGCCATGCACGCGAGCGACTACGACGACCTGCTCAAGCAGGCGTACACCCAGCTCGCGCACGAAACCAAGAAGCAGTTTCACAGCCTGCCCATCGCCACGAGCTACCACCGCAAGGGCGAGGGCAACTACGGCAGCAGCAAGGAGATGCTGGGCGACATCTACAACAACAAGCACTTGGCCGTGTTCCAAGGCGGCGAGCCCCACGAGTTCCTGAACGAGGTCGACCCGGCCACTGGCCTGAACACGAACGAGATGTTCCGCGCTGTCCACGACTTCTACGGGCACGCCGTCCACGGCACCGAGTTCGGCCCCAAGGGCGAAGAGAAAGCGTGGGCCGCGCACTCGGCCATGTTCAGCCCCTTGGCCCAAGCCGCGCTGACCGCAGAGACCCGCGGCCAGAACAGCGTGGTGAACTACACCCCGCTGAACGCTGAGCTGAAGAAGGAGACGCGCAAGCTGGAAGAGGCGTCGTACCATGCACGGCGCAAGGGCCACCACGAGCAGGCGCAGGACTTCGACGACATGAAGAAGGAGCTGATGGGTCAGTTCCAGTACGCCCCGCAGAAGGCCGTGCTGCTGCCGCCAGAGATGAACAAGGGCGAGTACGCCGGCGGCATGCCCGCCTACCTCCGGCCACTGATCAAGCCCCAGCACGGCACGAGCGCAGAGCTGACGCACTTCAGCAACGAGCCCAACCTGACGGCCACTGACCCGACGCGCTACGGCACCGGCATCAAGGGCGCTGAGTCTGAGCGTCTGGGCTATCCGGGCGCGGTGCGTGACCGCTCCTACTTCTACAGCGGCAACCCAGAACGCGGCGAGCAGGGGCTGGGCGCGCACAAGTACACCGCGCAAGCCAACGACCTGTACGACGTGGGTGCAGACCCCGAGCGGCTGCACGAGCTGGCGAAACAGCACAACACAACACCCTTCACTGCGAAATATAATCAGGGCGTGTCCGATCCGACCGGTGCATTCAACGACATGGAGCGGATGGCGAAGGAGTACGGCTACAGCGGCGTGCTCAACAAGAACACTCAAATGCCGATGGCCGCGGTGTTCAGCCCGCTGTCAGTGACAAAAGCAACTTAGGATTGACCGTGCCATACACCGACCCACAGACAACCAAGATCGAGGACTGGAAATGGCGTCCGCTTGAGCCAGTCCAAGAGAAGCTGAACATCCGCGAGATCCCTGACTACATTCAGAAGGGCTTCGGGGGGTTCATGAACGAGCAGTCCGGCCGCGCGCAACGTGGCGAGATGTCACCGCGCGACCTGATCAAGGCGTACACCATTGCGCAGTCCAGCATTGGCCGCGGCGGCTTGAGCCATGCCACAGCCAGCAAGGCCGGCATGAAGCTCCCCGACACCGGCGGCGAAGTGCGGCCTGAAGGCTCGTTCTCCGAGTGGCTGGGCT